CTATTTCTTTTTTTCTTTGAAAATCTGATAAATCAAATTCGCAAGGGCTACAATGAATATCCCTATCTGGATCAAGTCCTGATATGTAACATACATCGTACCACCCTCCTTTCTCTCGTCTGGAGGGCTTTTGAAACCCTCCGAGTAAAAAAGAGGGGTAAAGCCGCCTTGGCTCTATGGTTTTCCCATGTGTAAACTATAACACACCCAAAATCCGATTGCAACCTCTTTCCTGAATCAGCTAAACACGGGTTTGTTTGGGGCGCGGACATATGCCACATACAATTCGTCAAATCCCCGGCTGGCCCTAAAAACCGTTGTACTGCCTGAGGCGTTTGGACGGTATGATAGTAATAATTATTTTGTGTCAGTTACAATGGAATCAGAAACAGATGCTGCTTATGCGGTTTCCTTTACTGAAAAACATACAGGTGCATTTAATGTGTATTTTCGCCGTAGCGATGGAGCTGAATGGGGCGTAAATACTGCAATATGGTTTAGTTACATCGTTGTCATTAGCCGCTAAAACGCATGATTATCTGTACCATGCAGACAGTTTGAGATTTTCAGTGCCGCCATTGTCATTTTTGGGATACATGCCCACTACAGATTGGTGATAATAAATATGTACGCAGTCGGTGATACCATCTATTTCCCCATATAAATCAGTCTCAAAAGCCCCAATGTTGGGAATAAGTAATGCCCGGCGGTAGGATGCATCGGAATGGAAATCCACAGCTATCCAGGCTTCTCTATGAGAGGGTAGGCTGAGTCTGTTAATTCCAGTGACGTGTCCGGCATATTTCCACATCAAACCCGTGTTTAGCGCACTGATAGCTCCTGTCACAGTGCCATCCCCGATCCCAGATAGGCTGGTGCTTCCCATCAATTTCCATAAATACCTCATATTCTTAGTAAATAATGAGACCTTGCGCCACAAGCTGCTATGTGTCTCGCCGGAACTGATCAAACCCACATCTGTCCAGCCCGTAGGATTTTCTGCATCCCCACTCAAAAAGGTAACCGTATTATCCTTGGCATCCCCCGTCTTGGTCAAATATGTTTCCACTATATTATTCCCATCACCATCCTGTTCCGCCTTTGTAGCTGTTCCGGCTGCTTTAACCACTTTGTCAGCATCTGCAGTGTTATTTACGCTACCCAGGCCGATGCCTGATGGCGTGATATTTACATACCCCTGATGGTAGTCACTTTCAGCAGCGCCTTTGACTCCTACCACCTGTACGCCAATCATTACATCCCACTGTCCATCGGTAGTCCAATAGACATTTGCTCCAGGATTATAATGTATCCCCTCCCCCTCCGCAAACCGCTCATCAGTTGTAAACGCATTGGATATATTATACATATAGCCTATCTTTGGCTCTTCGGGGAGTTCATCATAAGTAACAGTACCTGCCGGAATTATAGCTCCTGCCGTGGCTGCTGATACCAGTTTTTGAGCCTGGTCAAGCAGCCTTTGAGCATCCGCTGTTAGTTTTTTAGCCAACTCCGAAAAATACTTGGAGTTGTCGGCGGCATCTCCCGGCCGGACAGTGCCATCCGTACCAACGGAATAGCTTTTTGATAAAAGCGCCTGCTCCTCTGCCTGGCCTGCGCTGGCGGCGGCAAAGGACGCACTCTCTTCCGATGCGCTTGCGCTGGCCGCTGAGTCCTGCGCACTTCTGGCAGCTGCATCTTTGCTCTCCATGGCCGCGGTCTCACTACCTTCTGCTCTTTCTTCAGATTTCATTGCTTCCATTGCACTAGCAGATGATTCCTCCGCTTTGCTGGTGGCGGTATCCGCACTGGTTCTTGCATTTTCTGCATGTTCCGCAGATTCTCGGGCTGATGCCGCAGCAGTCTGTGATGCAGTTTCTGCCATTCCCGCGCTGCTGTCTGCATCCTTTGCGCTTTTAGTGGCTGCCTCTGCGCCTGCCAGGGCCCTGCCCGCTTCTATACGTACATCCGCCAAAAAATTAGGCTGTAGGAGATCCTCTGTAATGGAACCTTTCTTTACGTTAGCCAGCACTTTGCCGTCAGGAGAGACATCAGGTGCAATCGTGACGCTTTCCTGGAAGTCATATTGTGATATCAGGGATGAGAGATTGCATATCTGCTCCGTCCCATCGTCAGCTATGATATAAAGTATCTGTGCATCCTGATCAAACCGGTAATTAAAAGGAATTTTTTCAAGGTTTGTATCATACCGCTCTTTCCGTCCGGAATAATATGTGACAGTAATAACTCCGTCTGTTTCGTTTATGTCTATATCAGTTATAAAGTGTCCCGCATCTTGTAAGGGGAGTTTGGTTGAATATAGATCTATTACACGGTCATCAATTGTGTCCAATTCATGATCGTACTGGTTTAGGTTCTTTTCATTTATTGCCGGTGCTGTCTTGTTCTTCCATTGTATCTTCTGGTGAACCTTCAGAATGCTCATGTTCGGCCTCCTGTTCTAACGCTGTAGGAATATTGTCCGATGTATGGTTGTCACGTTCCAATATCTCATCCCGAATCCGCTCATCCGCTGCCACCTGTAGCTGCGCGGCTATGTCATTAATACATAAACGCTTGATTTCAATTGGCAGCGGTGACTGGTTCACAAAATCTATAATTGCCTTTGAAAATTCTCTAACAGTCAAATTAACCATATTGATTATGCTCCTATCCAATTAGATTATATGCTTTTAAAGCCTCCAGCAAACTGTTGAGGGTCGTGGCCACGGATGCTGTTGTGGCAGACGCAGGTGAGGTAATCTTTGTCACTGATTTTTTTGTTGAACCAATAGACTCTCCAAAGAAATACAACCTTGTAGCTGACCCACCTATATGCACATTGCCAGCACAGATATTTACCACGCCCGTTTTTAGCACTGCCAGATTGTTAGTGTTGTTATCTTTTAGACAATAGCTGTCAGAGGACGCCCAGGTGGTCTGCCCGCTGCTAATAGCCAGCCATCCTGATGATAATCCACCATGCAGCTTTATCTCATTACCGCTTATATCAGTATAATAGTTGCTGTCACCGTCATACTTCGAACAATGTACAGTATTTTTATCTATATAAGTCCTGTAAATGCTTATCTTATCCTTGGTCACATTTGTATTTTTTGTCGTGCTGTTGCCAAAGGATATGCCATCACCATCCAGATCCATGATATTACCTGATTTTGATAATTGGACACTTCCCATTGAATTTATCTCTACTTCACCATTTTTAGATAGCTTAATGGCCGGTTTACTACCTGTTTTTCCTATAGATATACCATCGGTTCCCAGATAGACTCCATTTGTATCACTATCAAGTGATGCCTTGGAATTATAAATTGCATTTTCGCCAATAACAAACCCGCCGATTTCTCCACTGGTCGCGGATATTTTTCCTTTCAGGTCCACATCTCTTGCCGTCAGCTTTCCCGTACTGCTGAGTGCGGAATAAGTGCTTGTCCAGGAAAATCTATCAGATTCAATATGTATCTTGTCACTTTCCACGCTTAACTGGGAAGATACCTCCCCCTTTGCAACCTTAAGGCTGATCTGGTTTGCCTGGATGCTGATAGCTGCCGCAAGCTCCACTTCCTGACCTTGGGCACGTTTTACCTCTGCAGTGATCTGGTCTGCAGTCTGGGTTATACGGGAAGATAAAATCGTATTGACGCTGTCAAGACTGCCGGACAGCCCCTGCTCTGCCTGCTGTGCTCTGGTCACCTCACTGCTGATCTGGTCTGCCTGGATGCTGACGGCTGCCGCAAGCTCTACTTCCTGACCCTGGGCTCGCTTAACCTCAGCCGTAATGGCATCCGCTGTCTGCGTAATCCGGGATGACAGGCTCTGTTCCGCCAGCTGCGCTCTGGTCACCTCGCTGCTGATCTGGTCTGCCTGGATGCTGATGGCTGCCGCAAGCTCTACTTCCTGGCCCTGGGCTCGCTTTGCTTCAGCTGTAATGGCATCCGCTGTCTGCGTAATCCGGGAAGTCAGCCCCTTTTCAAGGTCGGTGATCTCCAGCCGGGTCATCTCAACAGTATGCTCGATCTTATTCATCTTACCTTTCAGCTGCTTGATTTTCTTTGCCATTCCCCCCGCATTATCGCTATGGTATTCTTTTCCTGGGGCGGAGTATGTATCATCCAGCATCTGGATGCCTTTCAGCACCCGTTTAAGCACATATGACTCAATCCAGCCTCCATCCACAGATATTCGGATACAATCACCAGGCTCCAGGCAGGGATCGCCAATGGCTTCTAGCGTATATGGCTGATAGGATGCCTTCCCCACCACCGACAGCAGATTATCAGCAATGGCAGTAAGTTCTTCTGTTCCTTTACCGTATACAAGAAAGTTATCTTCCACTACATAACCGTTATCCCCCTCCCCTACTGTGATGCCCACATCATGCTCTTCCTGACGGATTTGCAGTTTTGTGACCCGATGGGATATTAATTTCTCATACAAGCATGTGAAATATTCACCCTCCTCCAGTTCTGTAAAATTTGTGTCCCTCGGAAACAGGTCAACTGCAGGATATAAATCATCCGCAGGGTACAGCCCTTCCATATTCTCTTCCAGAATAATATACTGAAAAGTGCCATGGCGGTTCATCCGTCCAAAACACCCATTAATCTCGCAGATGCTGGTCAGCACGTCCTTCCCTGAAATTTCACTGGGATCTATGGTCTTTTCAATTAGCATAGCATCATTTATTAAGGTAATTGTTTCCTGCTTAATATTAAAATAAGCAAAAAACAAGTCCCGAAATTCCCGCATTGTCATAGGAAATGTCTGGCTGTTATACCAGTCTGCCATATTTGTCTTCAGGACTCTGCATAATGCGTCATAAGCCACAATATTCCTGTATTGACCGTCTGTGGATTCCTGGTCCGTATAAACTGTGTACCTGCCCAACGGAAAAGGCTGGCCGGCTCCGGCAATCTCCATCCATACGGATATTTCCTGCCCAACCAGACAAGTTCCATAGTTTAGGGCTGTTATCTTAAACAAGCTGGAGCAGCAGCTGCCGAAGCGCAGTTCCTCCCCTTCGCACAGGCATTCTGTAAGCTCCATTGAATCATTTGTCAAATCCTCATTGCCAAGATTTTCCCCGTCATATTGGATATACAGATGCTTTTCCACAGACCCAGTATGAAAGAGATCCCGATATTCATAATCTACCATTTGTCCTCCTTAATACTCAATCGCCGCAAATCTGGTCGATGCATAGATCACTTTTTTGGTTACTGGGTCAGTACGCTTTATCATATACGTAATGTCTGGAGAATAAAACATCCCCTCTTCATAGTCATTTTTTCGGGGGTTGAAATACCGGAGCCGGACATTCTCCTCATCCTCATTCAAAATGTTGTCCAAAAACAATTTTTGAAGGTTGTATAATTCATCATTGTCAATCTCAGGGATTATGTTCCACTCAATCTTGCTTCTCCTGTGCTTGGCTACACGGCGCTTTAACACATAATTTGCCGCCAGCTTGGAATTGACATCCTGCTTCTGGTTAGGAGTAATATTGTAGCTTTCTTTAAAAATATAATCCTCCGGAAAGGGAATCTGTTTCCCTTCCCGGCTTATTATGTAGAGTAGGTTTCCATCATATCCCATGTCATGCTCCTATTATCCGGCGAATGCGGAGTCGCCAGTGCGGTCATAAAATTCCTGGGACTTGCGCCGTATAACATTAAACAGCATCTCCTCATCATAACCGCCTGCGCTGCTTCCCCCGCCCTGCTCCTCAAGTAATGCCAGAATCTCCTTTAACAGCAACAATATTGGGCTGATTGCACGATAAGTGCCATTCTCCACTCCTCCGGCAACTGACTGGACAATCTGATCATTATTCATGACCGCTGTGGTGTCGCCAAAGCCCGCTACCAGTTCCGGCCCGGCCTCACGCGCCTGGAAGATCTGCCCCCTGGGCACGATGCCGCCAGTGGCATACTGCTGGACGGGAATCCTGGGAATTGTAAACAGCTGTATGTCAGCGCCTCCAAATATCTCTTTCCCGGCTATGGTAACCGGATCTATCTTTAAGTGCAGTTTCTCATTAATCCAATCAATCAGCTTGTTAATTAACTCTGTCCCGGTGGAGACCATCTTTTTGCAGGTGGACAGCAGTCCTTCTTTCATTCCTGCCGTTGCCTCTTCCCACTTCTCTTTGGTAAACCATGGACTTACCGATGCCTTGAACCACTTGGATACCCCGGACTCTTCCCACCATGCAAAGAATCCCTCCGATTTTTCCTTCAGGCTGGACTTGATGTTTTCCCCAAGCCCCAGCCATCTCTCAAGGGTAAACCAGGGATTTACTGAAGCCGTGAACCAGTCCGGCGCGCCCCGCTCCCTCCACCAGGCAAAGAACTCTTCTGACTTGCCGTGCAGACTGGATTTGATATTGCTCCCAAGTTCTTCCCATTTCTCAAGGGTGAACCATGGCCTGACAGAATTTTCATACCAGCCAGCCAGATCCAGGTTTGACAAGTCCTCCCTGAAACTGTGTATGGACGCGCTCGCGCCAATAAACGGCCCTCCCAGCAGGTTAGTCAAAGTGGCAATGACCGGATTGTTTTCATAGTCAGACGCCATATCCATCAGTCCATCCCAGGCGCTTTTCCAGTCACTGGAGATGGTGGCGAAAAAGCCGTCATCTCCAAACCACTTAAAATTATCATACCAATCGGCATCCTCCGGATTTATCAGCTTGCCGATCTCTTTGCCCAGCTGCCAGCCCCCTATTGCCGCCATGATGCCGCCGATAATGCCTGTGCCGATTGTAAGCCCTATCTCCGAAGCAGTCCCTGCGCCCATTATGGTGGACAAGTCGGCGGTCAGTATGCCGCCAAGTCCTCCCAGGGATTTCCACGCCGCCCCCATCCCGGCTATGAGTTCTGGGCCAAAGATGGATGATGTTATCTTTTCCCTCAATGTACCGCCAAACTTTGACAGTTTCCAGAGAGCGATCCCGGTGATTAACGCCGTTTCAAAGGGGGCTTCTTTCAGAGATGCGAACCAGAAGGACGCTGCGCCGGAGATGGCGGCCATCAGCACACCCTTCAGGCTCTTCAGAATGTCAAGCCACTTAATCCCTTTTAAGAACTGTCCAACCTTTGCTCCTGCCCCATCCCAGTCCACACTGCGTATCAGGTTTTCTATCTCCTCATTAATCCAGATGATCAGATCCGAGGTATCGCTGCCTGCCTTAAACCAGTCCCCCATCTTGAAATCCATGCCGATTTCACTTATCCGATCCTTAAATTCCTGTACTTTCTCCAGTACGGCCTGCATCCGCTCAGAAAGCTCTTTTGTTTCCCCTGTTATATCTGTTAACATGTCGGACTTGCCACTGCCGCCAGAGCCAGCGCCATCGGTTTCTGTGATATTGTTCAATTCGTCAAAACCTGCCAATCCTCTGCTCTTTTCAGCGGCTGACTCATAGGACTCCAGCGCGTCTTTGGCCTGCTCCATTCCCTTTGCGGCCTGGTAGCTCTGGTCGTAGGTTTTCCCGAACAATGCCGATGTAAATACGGCGACAGTCCGGGATGCCTCTGCCAGCTTGTCCATGAGGGCATTAAGCCCAGGCAGCACCCATTCATACAATGGCGCGAAAGCCACTTTGAGATTGGTTTGGATCTCGTTTAAAGAGTCATTGAACTCCTGGTTGGTCTTTAAGTATCCGTATGTAGTGTCCTTCATACTCTGGATGCCCTTGCTGAGCACATTGAATACCAGGGCGGATGTAACCATCCCGGTGATCCTCTTGCGCAGCTGGTCAATCTTGCTTGTAATCTTCGATAAACCGCTATGCATGGAGGAGGTTGTTTTTCCGGATTCCGTCTTAAGTTTCCGTACCCGGTCAATCACGCCGCCAACCTTTTCCCGCAGGGTCCCTTTCTGGTTCATCATCTGGGACAGCTTGGCGTTAGTATCCGCGGAGGCATCCTGGAGCCTTCGCAGCTTACTCTCTGCCAGGGCAATCTCCTGCTGCAGCTTCTGGGCCTCGGTTGTACCATCCGGATTTAGCTGGGCCTGGGCAAGCAGCTGCCTGATCCTGTCCGCTTTATCTTCCAATTCATCATACCTGGGATTTATGGCATCAATCTGCGCCCGCACATCATCCATTTCCGGCATCTTCAGTCCCATGCCTTCAAATTCTTCCGCCGCGGTGAGCTTGTCAAGCAGGGGCTGTAACTTCTGATCCAATCCGGCCAGTTCCTTTTCCGCCGCTTTCAGCTGCCTCTCCAGGCTGGATACCGTTCTGTTTCCAGTGATGCCGTTCATCATATCCTGGTACTTGTTCTTCAGATTCGCAATCACCGCTTCCTGGGCCGTCACGGCTTCCGCCTGTTTTGCCATTGCCGCCTGCAGCTTTTCAATTTCTTTCTGTGCCTTGTCCGCGGAGACGGATCCCAGACTGTCATTAATCTTCTTTTTCTCCGCGTCAACGGTCTCCCTGACTCTTCTGGTAGCCTCCTTTACTTTCTCCATATCCTGCTGGTAGCCGGCATATTGCGCCTGTAGCACTACTTTAAGTGTCTCCAAAGTGATTGCGCCCATTGTCTCAACTCTTTCCTTTTCTGCTCTGGTTAAAACAGTATGCGTGGTACAGCCGTCGCGCTTTATAAACTTCCATGTCAGCAGGCTGCGCGCCGTCTCCCGTATCCTGTCCGTCTCCCTGCTGATGGTATAGCTGCGGTAGAACATCCTGCATGTGTATAACCCTGCCTCCCTCCCCAGGATACAGGTTATTTAGCAGGATACAGCCAAAAGCGTCTAAAATGGTGGCCATATCACACATTCTGGCTCTTTCCCGCCGCCTTTTATACTCCTGCTGACGGTGATGGCTCTCCAGCATATCAGCGACTTCGGCCGTGGATAACTGCCAAAATAATAAGGGACTGTACCCACAGTCCAGAAACCGGGGGTATAGTTCCCTTATCAATTCAAATGGTGTTATTTCATCTCCTCCGACATTTTCTCCATGGCATCGGTCAGATCCTCCTCCATGGAACTGGAGAAAAAACCGGATACAGCGTAGATCTTCATATACACGTCCACATAGAACTGGATCATACTGCCTCCCTCACTGAGATATTGCTCATACAGGTCCTGCACAGCCTTCAGCTTGATCCCATGGTGCCAGGGCTTCATGGCCGCATGGGTGACCTGCAGCATGGTGGTCAGGGTGGGAAGATTGTCCGCGTCCCCCATGAGGGCAAACACATTGCGCTTGTACAGCTTTTCCAGTTCCATCTGTTCGGTTGTCCTTAACTTTAGCTGGAAATCCTGACCGCCTACATGCCATATGGCAAAGAAATCTTTTTTCTTCTCCCTTTCCCCACTGCGGTCCGCGGAAAAATCTCCCGCGGGATTCTCTTCCTGCTGACTCTGCTCATATTCCTCGTTAGTTACATCGGTTATCATCCCTAAATTCCTCCTTGATTTTCAGGCAGTATGGTGTCAATGTCACTGGTAACAAACATCTCCACCTGTAGATCCACCACTGAGTTAATGCCGCCGCCACGGGCAAATGACAGGTTCGGCACTGCCGTGTACTGAATGATTGTGCCATCCGGCCAGGTCTCCTGGAAATCCAGTTCCGTATCCGTGGATGCCGGACCCTGCAGCAAAACAATTGTGCTGCCCGCCACCGGTCCATGGTAGCAGAATTTGTACACCATCTCCCCAGGATCCCCTATTCCCTTCTCATACCGCTTATTTGCCGCGTTAAGCGGCGTATTCTCCACCCTCTCCGGCTTGTTCTGCAAGTCGGGCACTTCTTTCAGTTCCGGCAGGTCCACATACTCCTCCTGGCTGCCCTTGGGCCTAAAACCCAGCAGAATACCATTTGCTAACATCTCTCTCCTCCTTTAACTGATTCCATAAAAGGTTTTGCTATACTCATCCACAATGGCCTCATAGCGCATGACTTTGTGTTTCCATTCCGCCCCGTTGTCATCCCCGCAGAATGTCCTGGTCATTCCCAGCCCGGAACCGTCGTCATTATCAAATGCCAGCGCCTTGTCTACCCGGCAGGCCAACTCCGACGTGCTGGACTGGTAACAGAAGATGTCCACCTTGAACCTGACATAGGATTTTGTGGTTTTCTTGCCGCTCCTCTCCCAGCTTTTATTCTCCTCTTCCGTATAGATAATCCGGGGGGCTGCCTGCTGCCAGTCGCTTGGCCAGGAATCTGATACGTCCCCAGTCAATGGCTTAAGCGCCTCATAAACCATGCTTTTCACATTAACCATCTGTTTTTCTCCTGATTGCCTCCCTGATTCCATCCACTAAAAACTGTTCCAGCTGCTGCTCATTCTCCTTAAGCGCCGGATATAAATAAGGCTGGGCGGGCTGCCCGGCAATGAAACGGATGCCGGAGTCTTTCCCGTTTTTCAGAAATGGGATCACTCCTCTCCATTTCTCACGGGCATAGACCGGCTGCGCCAATGGTGATATGCCCTGATGGTTAGCCGCGCCCACAGGTCCGGTGCCAAACTCCACAAAAGCCGCATGATCGGAATTGGTATGTACTATCGTTTCAATACCGCCCTCTATCTCCCTGATAGTATTCTGGATGGATTTACGCAAATCCCCTATGTCCACAGGGACGCGCAGCCTGGCATCATCCCGGATAAATGTCCCGCACTGATCCATCAGCCTGTATAGCTCTGGCGCAATACCGGATACATCCTCCAGCATGCGCAGCAGTTCATCCACTACATCCATCATCCAAACCTTTCCAACTTACATTCCAAATGGCCGGGATCTGCAATCTCCCGCACCCGGTAGTCCGGCCCCTGCTCCGGGGCCGTGTACACGCATACGCCATCTCCAACCTGCAGCCTGGCTCCCATATCCTCCATCTCATATGCTTCCTGCTTAGTTTCGGTATCGTACACAGCCTTATGGGGCATATCAATTAACATAAGCTTAACGCTCTCCCGCTTCATACCGGCTGTCCCATCAGTAACCTGACTTTTTTTATCATAGATATGGGCCATGACAGGAACGCCCATTTCGGAAAAACCTTCATATCTGCCGCCCTCCTGCTCGTCCCTGATCACCCGGCGTTGCATAATGTAGTACTCAGCCAGATTTTTTAGCCGCATTTGCCACCCCCGCCTGCTTTAATTTCCTATAAGCTATGAGCCGTTGCTGCAGATCAGCAGGTATCTCCTTACTATAGGCATAGTCCACATCCACCTCTCCTTCTTTCCGTCCCTCCTCGCCAGCGGCCTCCATACGGTGTACATACACGGCAGCAAGCGCTGCCTGCAAGGGCGCCAAGCCAGGTATGATCTTGTCCCTATGACAAATATCCAGGATCGCCCCTTCTGCATCCATCAGCGCCTGACACCGCATCTGCTCTGGGGCTTTCACTCTGGCCGCCAGCATCTCCGCTGCCGTCATGCTATTTGCCCTCCGACTGCTCTGTGGTATCCTGATGGGCAGCATAATCATTTACCTTTTCGGCATCTATGGATGTCTCCCCATCCCCAGCCTGGCCAGTAGTGTCCTGACCAGTTCCGTCACCACCTGCTTTTTCAGTATCCGTGGGTATTTCCTCATCCCCAGCCTGCTCTGCGGCATCCTGGACTGTAAAGGCTTTCTTGGCTTTCCCACTGGATGCTTTTTTACCTCCAGGATCTCTCTTTGGCTTTCCGCCAGTGGACTCCCTGCTGACCTCCTCTCCGCTCATGGGAGATGTATCATCCGCAGGGCTTTCTCCCATATTTGTTCCTATTGCCTCTACAGGCAGAAATCCGTTTTTCTTGTAAAGCAGGTTGTACGCCTTTTCACTGGCCTTGATCCTGTATCCGGCTCCGTTTACATATTCCTTGACCACTATGTTGTCCTCCTTCTTTATTGCTGTAATCTCACTCCTTGCTGTAATCCGCAGGTACCAGAACAGCAAAGGCATCATCCTTGATCGGCAGCACTGCGATCCGCATGGTTGCCTTGACAGCCACCATATCCTGCTCGGCCAGAGAGAGCGGCTTGCCATCCTCATCCACTGTGTTCTGCAGGGTGGCCTCTTTCAGAATTTCATACTCTATATCGTCTCTGACTCCAATCAGCAGCTTGTCCCAGTCCCCGGCAATGATTTCAGCTTTTTCCCTGTCCCAGGCATTATTTCGGGAGAACTCAATAGGCTCGCTGTACAGGGTGGATGAGTCCGTCCCTGGTACATACAAGGCATTCCCATTGTTGTCTCTAAGTTTCCGCAGGTTATTCTTTACGCCATAGTGACCAGCAAAACCATTCACATCACAGTTGACCTCTACCATGGACATCGTGTCCGAAACATCCAGATCCAGTTTCGGGTTCGTGCCGGATACAATAATATTCCCCTCGGATTCTGCTGCAGCAAATACACTCTTGGCAAAAGGAGATGCTGTCCCAAATAAAGCGGCAGAATCAATGGCGCTATAAAAAGCTTCGGCAATCACAGGTTTCAGTTCCTCAAAGACATCCACCGTGGAGTCTTCCATCTTCTCTTTGGTTACCGGAATTATTACCGCCAGCTTCTTTGCCGTCAGCTCCGGAAATATCCATGTCGCCTTGCTGGTCTGGATTCTCTCTCCTTCCCCTACCCAGTATGCTCCCGGGCCTTCCGTCAGCACAGGAATTTTTTTCTTTTCACCTGTCATTGTGGTAGTCTTGCCCAGCCGCAGGACAACAGACCCCCTTGCTACCATCCCCTGTATATCCTGGGCCTGCTCCGTAGGCACGAATCCGCTTAATTCATCTTTTAAATATGCCATTCCAAAATCCTCCTGTTTTCTCAAGTTTACCGTCTCGCCCTGCACTCATTAATGATCGCCGCAAAGCTCCCCTGCGTCCGGGCCGCCGCTCCAGCGTCATTACCCTGCTGGACTACTGGCGGGGTCTTGCCCCGTAGGCGGTCATTGACTGCTTTCTGTACCGCCTTCTCAAATGCCGCCGTGGCCGCCGTGTAACTCTGCTCATAGGCTTCCTTACTGCCATAGTTCAGACACTCCGCCAGTTCCAGGGATACGCCGGCAGCTGCCAGCTTGGTGATGGCGTCAGACTTATACTCCGCCGCCTGGAGTTTTGCCTCCCTTGCCGCCAGAGCCTTTTCCCTCTCATCCGCCTTTTCCTGGTCGGACAGGGCCGCTACACGTCGCGCCTCTTCCTCTGCGGCTTTCTGCTCTGCCAGAGCCTTTTCCACTTCCGCTGCCACGGATGAGTCATAGGCGCTTTTCCGTGCCGGATCTGACAAAAAGTTTTCCAGTGCGGCGGTTGCACCTGCCTGCTGGCTGTTCTGGTCTGTTTCCTGATCCTGGATCTGTACATCTTTCTCGTTACCTTCCATCACGATTCTCCTTCCTTTGATTTTATGGTTTCTGTTTATAGAGCCCAGATTTTGGGCACAAAAAAAGACGCTTTAAACGCCTTTTAATGCCTGGTTAATCTACATATATTTTTCCAATTCCCCTTTATAATGAAATCCAGCGGCACATTCCTCCTTTACATAGGCATTCGTTAATAAGACATCTTGAGGGATACCTTCAGGAAACGCCTTACACCTGCATATACCTGTCTGATTATCAGAGTCAATAAAGTGATCGCAGAAAAAGCACCTTGGAATCTTAATCATTTTCTCCAAACCTCCACAAACTGCTCTAACAGATACTTCACCCTTAATGAGAGCGCATATCCATTGCGTTTTCTGACGATGGCCTCCGCTATTGCTTCTGCCCCATCTCTACAGCTATCTGCGTATCCAGATACCCCGTCTATATGCTTCAGACGCAAAGTCTCTTCCATCTGTATATATTCTTCCATAGTATTGCACACCTGGAACGTTAATACATGCGACATCTCATGCCATACAATATCTTCTATGGACTGCACGGCAAAATAAGGACTTGCAAACATGTCCTCCATTAAGGAAAGGTTTTTCCATATGGGGCAGGCATTGTTAATAACCAGCTTACTCCGATATTGTCCATCCTCATCCTCCGCATGGAAGAACAACGGAGCTCCTATGTGTTCATCATCAGTATAATCCCCAATCTCCAGATAATCAAGTTTTAAGTCATATTCTTTTCCAACATCAGCAATGGTCTGCTTGACAGCATTTATCTGCTCTCGGGAGAGATTCGTCTTATCCGCCGGATGCTGGAGCGTGACGCCTTTAACCTGTCCCAGGTCCAGGCGCTTCTCCACCAGCGGCAGTTTTCCCCACTCCCTGTAGGTCATGTCCGCCGGTACCAGGTAGTTCTTCCCTGTGGCCGGGTTCCTGGCTTTCCGCGCTTTATGTACCAGCCCCCTCACTACATCTATAATCACAGAGCGGCAGAACGGGTGCAGGGGCGGTACATTCTTTCCAGGCTTCGCATCTTCTATGTTGACTATGCTGCCATCCGCCTCCCTGCACTCCGGGGATGTCCTGGTATCCAGCGTTGCCACAAAACGTACCTGCCGTGTCCCCCGTGCCTTGGACGCCTCCAGATCCGCCATGGTGGTGAAATAAGTGGTCTCCGTGCGGATAAGACGCTCCGCCGCGTAAGTTCCGCTGCCTGCCAGCTTACCAAGCTGCTTTGCCAGCTGCCGGGAATTGGTTCCCAGCATGGCCCCCTTGAGCAGCAGCTTTTCTATCTCCCGATTGATTACCTGGGCATTCCCCCATATCCGCCTGGAGTAGTGTTTCCCGCTCCAGTTTTCCGCCAGTATCTGATGGATAACCTTCTCCGGCAGCTCCTGGAAGGAAAAAGCAAATCCCATATACTGCTGGGCGTCAAACATGGATCGCAGGTATTCTTCCTTAATCACGCTGGTATAGGCCCTGGTGCTGATAGCCAGTTCCCGGTCAGCGACCACGGACATCTGTGTCTGGATGGCCACCTGCAGGGCCTCCTGGCGGCTGATACGGCTCTGGTAATAAAAGGCATCTATCTGCTTAAGCAGCTGCTGTCGGATAGCCGGATCTGTTATGGTCTCCAGCTGCTGACGGATATCATCTATTTCTTTAGCGGATATGGTCTGCTTCAGTATGGCTCTGGCCTCCTGCTCTGTCATTCCGCCCTCAAGGACAAAACGCCAGAATAAACGGTCTATTTTCCTCTGCAGCTCCTTCATTGCCTCCTCATATGCCTGGTTAATCTCCAGGATGGATGCCGTGACATATTCCTGCTGGTCAGACAGGCGCCCATCCGCCCGGCTGATCCAGTAATCCTCGTATGCCATGCCCACCTCCCTCTCTATAGCTGATAGTCAAATGGCTATTCCAGGTTCTTGAAGTCATAGCTGCCAAAGGCTTTCTGCTGCTGCTGAGTGGACTGCTGCTGTTCGGCCAGGAGTCTGGCACGTTCATCTTCCACGTTGATGTCTGGATAAAACCGGGTCAGCCGGGTCTCCCAGCTGATCAGTCCCTCGGTCTCCTGGGCCACCTTGGCCTGGGTCTCGTCATCCACCGGCAGCGTACGCTTCATGGCAATGGATATATCCGCCGACTTTAAGGGAATTGCCTGCAGGTAGAATATATTCTCATACATGCGCAGACGGCGCTTTAAACCACGCTTGAAATACCGCTCTTTGGTCTTTCCTTTGTCCTCCAGACCAATCAGCTTGTACTTTAATGCCACACCGCTGGAATTGCCTACAAAGTTTTCATCCGTCAGGCAGGGCACCTGGGAAAATTCATGGATATCGTCCTTGATGGATTTTTTCAGCACTTCCACCTGATCCTCGTTCAGGTTCTTCGTCACCCAATAAGCCTTGCCCCCCTGATCAAGTTCCAGAATCTTCTCCTTGCGGATGAATGATGCCGTCTCACTGCGTTCCCCCTCATCGTCTCCCAGACTGCCAGCCTCTATCGCCAGCAGGGCATCCGCCAGCTGCTCCTTGTCATTGAGCCGATCAGACTGCAGCAGGTTGTAGGCGTCTATCAGGGTAAGCACACCCTCAAAGTCTCCTCTGCCTTTTTTATTGTTGCGGTACTCAGTGACCTGCACCTTGCCAAAATAGGACATCTCCCGGCCTATGAACCGATAAGTGGCAGCATTCTTTATGCTGCTACACTGATAAGTGTCAATAAATCCCTTGCAGTAAACAGTGATGGTGTAACCGGTACGGCGGTCATTTATGTCCGGGTTTTCCATGTAGCTGAACGCAAACATACACTTATGCTTGACGGTTGTATCACATACTACATTCGTGGTAAATGGGGACAGCACCGCCAATTCTGGCACCGGGACTTCATCACTGTTCATGTATACCAGTTCGTATCCCCTGCCGAACACGGATATGTCCATCCCCAGTTCCGCATTATGGCTCTCCTCCTCGGTTTCCTCAAACAGTTCCCCTAGGATCCGTGCGCCCTCACCGGAATATACGACCGCGGCGCCATGGACATAACCTACCAGGATCGTGGAAATATATTCCGCATGGTTGGCCACCAGGCGGTTATTGGGGATGGAACTGTCCTCAAAATACCTCTTCAGGATCTCATGCCTGCCGTCCACATAATCATCCAGCTTTTCAAGCCTGGGCAGTTCCTTCATATGCTGCTCTATGCATTTCGCCAGCAACGTGGGCGGGATGGTCCCATCACCGTTCATCAGGCTGCGGTCCTTATATATCATTCTTCCTACCTCACTCCCAGCCGGGCCTTTTTGCCTGCCCGCACCTTTTTCCTAACTTTGACTTCGCCATTGACCATCTCCACTACACCTGTCAGGCAGTCCTCGGCATCGTCATGCTCGTTCTTTCCCTTGCGCTGGTACTTCCTGACATGCTTGGCGAACTCGGGCCAGCGCCTTTCCCAATCCTCTGGCATGATCACCTGTTCGCATACGTTTGTGGCATTGGACAATATTCGGGCCTTTTTATTTGCTCCCTGATGGAACCAGGAAACCACTGTCCTGGACCATTTCCATCCCTTCAGGATAGCAATAACATTCCTGGCAAACCCACGGCCTCCGTTGTTGCTCTCAATGAGGGCTTCCTTCACTCCCTGCTGCTTCATCCGGCGGGCCGTCTCTGGCTCAGTCTTTTCCATTCCCTCGTCCGTATAATATACGTCCAGCACATACGCGTAGCTGTCCATGACTCCGAAACAGATACTGCAAAGGTAATCGTTACCCTCATCCGCTGTATCCGTGTAACTGCAGATCCTTTCAAAGCTGCCCCGGTCCAGCACCGCCGGATCATAGGTATTGAATCCCTGGGCATACAGGGCGCCGGTCACATCCACCGGCTGCTGCTGGTAGTTGGCATTAAAGATCGCCTGGCTCATGAGCCTTCGCTTGTCGTTCCAGGACTTAAAACTCAGCAGTTCCGGACACATCATATCACCCAGAATGTTGCCGTCCTTATCCAGCCGCTCGCCCTGGTAGTATCCGCAGGGATACTCCAGGCAGCCATGGCAGCTTTCCAGTTCCCGGCTCTTGTAGCAATCCTCCACACGGTAGATCTTCTGGGCATTAGCACAGGCCGGATAACATAACACATACCATTCCCCCGGCTCCTCCTCTAAAAGCCGCCCGCATAGATCCCGGGTAGACCACCTGGTCATATTGATAATCTGGTAGCCCCCTTCCTCTACACGAGATATGAAAGTATCTGTGTACCAGTCATACTGCCCATCCAGTACAGTATCATTGAATGCCTCCTTGCTGTTCTTTACCGGGTCATCAATTACACCTAACCGGCATCCGATACCTGTGATGGTGCCGCCGAATCCGGTACCCAGGTACGAAAAAAAGCTGCCTAGCAGCGCCCACAGCTTTTTGGCGGCATCCCCGGGCTTGATCCGCACCCCGGGAAAGATGTCGGAGAACACCGTCACCCTGGGATCCAGCTTGGTGGCGTCTATACCGTCCCTGACATTGCCGGAAAACCGCTCCGACAGGATGTCGTTGTAGGAAACTGTGATGACGCTGCCCTGGTTGTACTTTCCCAGGTACCACTGCTCAAACTCCGACAGGCTGTAGCTCTTGCCGTGCCGGGGCGGAATATTCAGCATCAGCTTTTTGCAGACATCGTACTGTATCCGCGCCTCCTTCAGCCGGGTGATTTCTTCCAAAGCTGCTATATGCCACTGCCCTGACGCATCCAGCCTGATGATCCGATCTTCCACCAGGGCCTGGAGCGTAACGGCAATCTCTTTTAAATGCCACCGCTCCTCCTTGTAAAATTTCGGATTCTTCAGCTTCTCATACTCCCAGAAACTCTCCCTGCCTGCCGCATAGGGATCACCGGCATCCACTTTATGTACTTTTGTCTTAAACTCCTGTGCAATACCCACTTCCTGCTCCTTGCGGCTTCCTAAATAATTTCCTGCATTTATCCAGAGAAAATCCCATGAATTAAAAACGGGTACCAGCTTTCCGATAATGGGCCGGTACCTGTCTCATATATTGGTAATCCCTGCAGGTCTCCTGTACCTGCGCCTGACCATAGGTCAGTCCCCTGGCCCTGGCTGCAGCGTCAAACTCCAGGATATCCACCTGCATAGGAACTCTTTTTGCCTTTGCCTTCTTCTTTCTCGCCATCAGTGATATTTCTCCCTGCTCAGGATCACCGCTGCCACGTCATGCTCCCTGCGGATGGTCTCTGCCGTTACGGCCCCCATGGCCCGGTACTCACGGTTCTTCTCCCGTTTATACTCCTTCCGGGCATCCGCGTTCTGCCGCTTGCGCCAGTCCCGCTCATTTTTGTATCCCGTCAGTCTTTTCAGATATCCGGATACACTCTGGCGGCTGATGCCGGTAATTCTGGCGATCTCGCCTATGGACTTGTGCCCTTCAAAAAACTGCTCCCTGGCATCCGCCCTCCAGTCCCTGTCCCTGCTTTCCATTTTTGTCCTCCTGTTTTTGGGCGCAGTGATGGACTGCACGTTTCCACGTGCCGTTCAAAACTGTTTAAAGGCCATTTAAAAGCGCCCAAATCCATTTTGATGGAAAATCCATCACCCGAAGTCAAAACTGTCTGTACGGCCCTGCTGCTTACTGCATCCTGGACATCTCCATCTCCGTCTCCTCCGCCAGTGTAAGCAGCGTCTGCGCCACCTCCGGGTAACGGCTTCCTATCTCCTCATAAATCTTGTCTGTAAACAGCTTCATTGCCGTATGGATGGCTCCCTGTTCTTTCCTGGCGTTTAGCTTCAGCTTCTCGTTGGCTACCTGGGCGTTCTGGAGGCTGGC